TCTCTTGGTTGTTGAATGTGGTGGTGTCCACAGTAGCGTTGCTGATCTCGATCCGTCCGCCGGCGGGCATCAGACGATAGGCATAGAACAGTTCAGTCTCAGTCGAGATGTCATGTGACAACGGTTGTAATGCCCGTGCATTGACATCGATAGCGAACGATTGACGATAAGAGATAAGTCCTGTCTTGTCGCGATCTGCAATGTTCGGACCCGTTCCACCAGAGCCTTGGATATAGGCAAAGCCCATGCTGCGCAAGAAGTCAGGGGTTGGACGTGTCGAACCTGCGGTGAGATCGGCGACCAGCGCGCCATTGGCTGCAGGTGTTTGCGCCGTCCCTGTAACCTCGGGTGTAGCAGCATCCTGAATTAGATACATCGTGTTGACTGTGTGGCTTGCTGGGGTCGCGTTGATACCCAGACGTGCTTTAAGAGTACACCCGCCGAAGTTCACGCTGGTATTGACAATGATCGCCGCATTGGCGTTAATAAGTACTTGGTCGATCCCTGCATACGACACCAACAGTTGGTTGGCGTTTGCATAGAAGTGACATTCACGAACCGACGCGGTGTTGTTGACAACCCCGTCAAACGTACCTTCAAAGTGCAGCGGGCTGATAATGCGTCCGAACGGCAACCAGTTGGGCATGTCTGACACGTCGGTTGCACCCGTCGTTTTGACGTAGGTAGCCCCGCCACCAGTAACGATTGCGCCATCTCCTAGGACAGCTGCGTATGCAGATTGCGAATAGGCGACCGCTTCAGCACGGGTTGCATATGATGGGCCACGCAAGTCCAATGCTGCTTGTGCGTTGGCTTCTGCCCCTGTGATACCGAGGTTTGACAACGTGGTCGGGATGGTCAACATGCCACTGTCCACATACGGAACAATGGTCAGCTTGACGCCCGACGCGGGTGCTTGCAGGAACCGCAACTTGGTCGAATCTGTCGGGTGGATCGTGTATTGATCAGGGGCAACGCGCGCTTGCACACCATCGCCAAGGTACACGTCTACCTGTGCAATCGAAGTAACAGACACCCCAATGTTGAAGTCGACCGCTGTTCCGTCACCGGCGGATGTGCTGATAGTACGCGCGAACGATGCCGGCGTCTGTGTGACTTCGGTCCAACCCGTCAATGTGGGAATAGCCGAGCCGCCGTCCTTCTTGTAGAACTTACCTTCGGCTGCAACCACTGCGTTTGTCGCGTATGTATCCCCGCGAGCAATGGCCGCTTCGAACCGTGTCAACAGCGAGTAATGATTGCCGCTCTCATACAGCTTGACGCCGCCGGCCGTCACTTCGTCATTGTCGCCGGCACCAGATGCAGCAACGATATAGCTGTGTCCTTCCGCAAGGATGATCTCACCCGCGACCATGCTTCCTGATTGTCCGACGGTGTAGGACATTGTGGTGTCCGCCAACAACGTCGCCTTGGTCGCATAGGATCGCTGGATGAATTGAAAGAGGTCTGCAACCCCTTGGTTCGATGGCTTCTCCGCGGTGTTACGTGGGTAGTTAAAGATCGCACGCTCTGCGGCGGTAAACATTGTCATAAGCTAGTCCCTTTATGTGACCGTAACTTGGGTTGGGCTTGTTTGCGGACCGTCGATCCCAGAAGCGTTGGCAGGTGTTACCCAGTAATAATAAGACCCTGCGTCGATAATGTCAACATGGTTGGCGTTTTGGTTCGCGGCTATGTAGACGGTATCCACAACGTTGGCGGTTGACAGATCGTTTGTTGTGTTGCGTCGAACCACGACCGAGAACAATTGCGGATCGTTGCCAGACGTCAGGCTGATAGTAACTTGTCCGGCTGTCGATGCGTCAAACGTTGCGCTGGTCAGCTCGATTGGCGGGGTGATGTTCGAAGTCACGCGGAACACCTCGTGAAGTTCCCATGCGCTCGCGCGACCAGATGCAGTAACCGTTCTTGATTGCAAAAGGATGTTGCGATTGGTACGAACCGTTGCAGACGTAGCTACTGGGGCATCATCCGCCACAGACAGGTATTGATACACCTCGGTGCCTTGATCCGTTTCATAATCGTAGAACCGGAACTCAGGACGATAGTCTGCGCGTGTGTATTCGTCAAACGATACGACGACACGGGCCGACGTTGCGGTGACCCGCTCAGATGCAATATTGATTGTTCCGACCTTGGTCACCGTCGTGGTGGCAAGTGATGTTTCAACCAGTACAGGAGTGTCGCTAGGGGGTTCGCCTTCTTCCCCTGCTTGCAGTCCCCAACGATCCGATGCCAAAGGAACAACCCCAAAACTAACACTGTTACCATCTGCAGCCTTCTCAACAGGGGAGGCGATCTCGTAAACACCAGTGAACGTGGAATCGTAATTGAGATAGATGCTGCGTTGATCGCTCAACAACACGCCGTACACTGTGGACACGAACGCGGCTTTCTGTGTCGGCTGAACACGACCCCCGTATGCTTTAGCGAGACGCACAGCCTGGTTATGGTCCTGACATCCGAGGATGTCTAGGTAGAGGTAATTGGGTTCCCGTGTCTCGTCGTAGAAATTAGGGTTCTTCCAAGGTGCGCAAGGCTGTGACGTGTAGTTATGATCTGGCGATAGGTAATTGACCACCACACCGTCAAGTGCTGCTTCGCCATCGTCAACGATCTGGGTCATTGCGCTGATTATGTCGCGCGAACCATTCACGGCGTAGACGGGTTCTTCGTATTTGCCCGCCTTCGGATACACCCGTCCTTCGTCGTCGTTGAACACCATAGCGTCGAATGTCAACCGGATAGTGGCATCTGCATCAGATCGGGTTTGGCTATCAGGCACAGCGATACCGCAACGATAGCGCGGGATATACTCGCCGCTACGGTTGACAACTTGCTCGTCGCAGATGTCTGCTGCAACGGCAACACGATCCCAATTGACGTCCGCCATTGCTTTGTTACGTCCGAAGGCATGCGTTCTCCACCATGCCCACACAATAGCCGCATTGCTGTTCCCGCTCGTCCATGTGGTGGAATCGTTTATATCGTGGGCTGCATTCCGCGGATCATACATGCGCGAGAAATCGGCATACATCGCCACCGAAGGTTCGCCAAGACCCATTGGACCACGCCAGCGGAACGCCTTGCCATAATGTTGTTGCGGGATCGACTTGCAACGAACAACGGTAAACGTTGTTCCTGTTAGACGGAAGTCCTCGGGAAGGTCAGGGAACGCATCTGTGAAGCCGGTAGGCAGCTGCCCGTACTTCAATCCGGTTTGTGGGATCGTTACAGTATACAAACGGAAGTACGGAACCTTAGTTCCTACCCCGTCGTATTGCGAATATCCAGCTGTAAGACAAAAGTCATCTGTGGTTACGTTGCCGTCCTCGTCCAGCTCTACCTCGATGTCATCTAGGTAATATATGGGCGTGCTCAACAACTCGTTGTCGCAATGGATCACGATGTACCAGAAGTTCCCGTCTGCATCGTATTCCCCAAACGAACCAGCTGCACCGCCAACGATGTTAAACCCGCCAACCTGCCAACGTTGCGAGTCTTCCAGTCGGGTGTTGTATCGAAGTTCATCCTGAGCAGGGACATCCGGTTTCTGTCCGAAGATCGCATTGGCAACGAAACTGAGGCCTGTTTGCAACAGTAGGCTGCTAATCGACGTAGCGAAGAACGCGCCTACTTGCGTACCAAATGCGAACGCTGCGGTTGCACCCGCTGTTGCAGCTGCACCTGTGATGCCGGCGGCGACCCCTTGAATGAATGCCGCGGCCGCTGGGACGGCAAATGCCTGCGACGGGACAAGGAACAGTAGCGCGAGTAGGATCAGTCGAGCGGCCATGATTCCAGCACCTCCGAACGTGTCTCAAAAATGCCACGGGGCATCCGCACGATTACATTCCCGTTGCCGCGAACGATCCCGCATATCTGGACGCCATGGATATCCACAACAACGACAGCGCCAACTTTCATGGGGCCGGGATTGAACCCGTTTTCACCCATCATGCGCCCTACCAATTCGAGAACGCCGCCCTCTTGTTCGACCACGTCCATGCATGACGTTTCGTCGGACACCAAGTCACGATACACACGAGCAGGGTCACAACCTGTCGCATGATGCACGTAGTCCGCAACCGAGAAACAGCAGTTTGCCGTTGCCCAGTCGAATGGTTCGCTTCGCCAACGGTTTACTGCGTATTCAATCTTATCCGCCAACAATGTAAGTCCTCCGCGCATTTTGCGCCATAAAGGAGCAGCCTGAATCTGAATCCACTCCAAGGCGTGCTGCTCTTGCGCGTTGGATGGTGTCGGTGTAAGTCCCGCCAGGAAAACGTGATCGGCCTTCCTCGGTTGACCGTGCGTAGGCCGTAGCCCGCAAGGTCCGTTGATAACTGCCGTTGCCTAGGTCTGTCAAGCTCTGTTCGAACTCTGCGCCTTTCAATACGAACTTGGAATCGAACCGCAAGGTCGATCCTGGCCGCAATCCCTCATGTGGATAAACCAGCACGTTGTAACACTTGAGGATCGTTCCCTTCACTTCGACAACGTGGTTCTTGAATGTCTCGAATGTCGCAGCGTCCAAGTATGGCAACCCGAACGTGTATTGAGGCGACGCCCCGTCCCGTGTGTCGAAGATCGCCGGTGTGGTGTGATGATTGACCCCTGAACCGTCGGTGGTCCCGAGCCACTCAACGTCGCCAACGGTAATCAGTTTTCCGATACCGTCCCACAGTCGAAGGTCGCCGGATGGGAATGCGTAATGCCAACAACGACGGATAGCCACACGGATGTCCGTGAAAGGCGCGTCTTTGTCACCGATGATTGAAAGGAGTTCCTGCTCGAACGTGCTCAAAACAATACCTCCACAAACTTAGCTGACCCAAGGCTCACATGACGCCCATGCTCATACTGTTGTCCGACCTCGCTGGCATTGGTGCATTGCGCGTACATAGTAGGGATACGTGACAGACGGGTGTTGGCTGCGACAGTCCGACGCAGAGGCGGGGATACTGTCAGGGTCATCGTGGTTCCGGATACTGCAACGTTGTCCACAATGTGCGTAAACGACAGGCTCCCGTGCTCGATCCCAAACACATGCCCGCGCTTGATAAGCGTGTGATCCAAGAAGTCAGTTGTGTCCAGCGTCAATTGACGTGAACCTTCCAAGCCGGATTGAATGTTGATATATGCACCCAACAACCAAGGCTGGCTGTTTGACCAGTTCTCGTCGTTGGACCAAGGGGCTGTGTTTGTTGTGCCTGTGACGGTCATAGCCGCGGCAGGGAACAATTGAACGCTCTCGCTCAACTGCAACGACACAGTACGCCCCGCAAGGATCTGCGTCATGGCGTAGCTTGCCTCTACGTTTCGATCCTCATCCGTCATTGTGGCAAACGACATATCTACAACACCACGACCGCCTGGTTCAATGTTGCTGATAGCGATCCCGCCTAGGGTTGATCCACCTGAGATGACCGAACCACCCGAGCGAAACACTTGGTTCAAAGGTTCGACCAACGTTGGCCAATCAACTACGTCGTCAATAAGTGCCATTACGCAAGTACTCCATCACGGTTCAATTGACCCTGCCAATTGCCAAAGTTTGTCTTTACATCCCGCACAGCTGCTTGCGCGCCTGCGATGGCTGCGTTACGCGAATTTTCCTTGACGTATGCCTGGATTTTACCGTCGTCGTCAACTGTCACGCCCACTTGAACGTTCTGTTGGGAGGCGCTACGCATACCGCGTAATTGCTTCGCTGTGTCGTTGCGTGATGTGATGACTGCCCCCGTGCTCGTTGCGGTAACGATCTCAGGTCCATACTCACCAACGATGCCTGTCATGCCTGCTGCCAACGTCCCACCGCCGTCGAAGAACCCGCCGAACAAACCGGACAGGCCTTGCGTGATGATCTGACCGACAGACATATCAGAGGTTGCACCCGATACGGTCTTGAGCAATCGTGCCTTGATGATTGCGTACCCGAGTTCAACCACGAGACCTTTCAACGAGTCGCGCCAGTTGTCCGTGCCACGGATCAACCCGTCGATTGCATCGCCCGAGGCATCAACAAAATCACCGTAACCAGACGCAGCGATTTTTGCGCTTGTGGAAACCTTCTCGTATTGAGTTTGAACCTTCTCGAGTGTGTCGGCTGCTTCCTCGTGCGAGATACGACCGGTGACCACAGCGGCAGCGATTATTTCTTGCGCTTTGGCATACGCTATGCTTGCAGCCCGCAATGGATCTAGACGTGATGCCAACGCATCGTATTTGTTGGCAAGCTTCTCAAGCTCGTTTGCGCTTGTGTTACCTGCTTTAGTTATTGCTCGTTGTTCCTTGCGCCATGCGGCGAGGGCTTCTGTATAACGTGCTGCTTCAACCTCAGCGGCAACGAACTTTTGACGCTCGCTCTCAATGACGTTAAGCACGGTTGAATCCGCACCCTGTGGCACGTCAGTTGTGGAATCGAATTTGAGGCGAGCCAAGGCGGCAGCTTCCCCAATAGGATCGTTCCGGAAGTCATATTTGATGCGTGCCGTTTCCTGCGAGTTCAATCCTGCAAGCGCAAGTTCATTGGCTTTATCCACAGCGCGGGTAAGTTCATCGGCAAGACGTGATGCTGCTGCGGCTGCGGCGTTAACCCCGTCCGGCATGCTTGCTGAGGTGTCAATGAACTGTTCACCTTTGATGATGATCTCAGCGAGAGCTGCAACCAGCTCCTCACCACCAACGCCCAAACGTTCGAAGCTGTCGCCACCGTGTTCCCGTAGGGTGTCCATGGCAGCTGACGCCGCGTTAACACGTTGTTCCATCGTTGCTGTGGACGAACTTACGGTGTTCAGTTGTGCGACGAGTTCTGCGGATGTTTGTCGTGCCGAACTAGAGATTGACGACAGGCGCAACATGTCCGAGATTGCGGACTCAGTGGATCGTGTATCCCACCAAGCTGTATCAGCGATCTCCCGCATGGACGATGCCAATGCGTCGAAAGATTCGTACGCCTTGACTTTCTCGATTGCAGCGAGATCAATCAACGCTTGGCGCAAGGCAGGGGACGCAGCCCCGAACTCATCGATCAAGGCGCTGGTCGCGCTCACCGACAGTTGGGTGCGTTCTTGGTATTGCTCCAATGCCTCAGAGGTCATGTCCAGCTGATCGGCAAACGACTTGGCTTTCTCGCCACCCGTTATGAAGTACGAGATCAACGGAACGAAGATCGCAGCCGCGGTACCCAACAGAATGCCCATCAGACCGAAGCCTGACAACAACTGTGGTAACTGCTGACCAAGGGCTTGCGCTGCTGATGTTCCTGCGCCTACCTGAACTGCGAAGTCTTGTACCTGAAACGAAACGTTTTGCAGGCCACCGGCGGTACCTTGATTGACCCCTTTCATGCGCCGCATCTCGCGCGTGAACTTGGCAACGGTTCCGCCGCCCGCTGCGGCCTGTCGATTAAGTTTCTGGAGGTCGCGCGTCATTGACGCAGCAGACACACCCGCTTGACGGGTTGCGGTGCTGAAATTGTCAATGCGCGTTTCTAGTTTCTTGATGTCCCCGAGGAGACCGGACGCCGCCGTCCGCGCCGTTGCAAAGCCGCTTACGATTCCGGACGGGTCAGCGTTTAAGCGCAGTGTTGGCATATTCACGATCCACGTTGTCTAGGGTAACCACCGCGTAGGTGATCCATCGTCTCGTCACGTTATCACGGATGCCCATTAGATTGCAATAGGCTTCTATTTCACTTGGCACTAACGGAGAGGTAAAGAAAACAAAACCCTTTGACGTTTCGATGGGATGCTGAGGACGTGATCCCTTAACAACTTGCCATGCTTCCCATGCAACATCGGCAACTGCTTCTGGTTTGTCTGCGAGGGGTCCGGTGGTCCCGCGTGCTCGGAGGAACTCTTCCTCAGCTGCACTGTACTTGTAAGACCACCGTAACCCTTCAATCAGTTTCCCAGAATGGTGTCCTGTCGTTTGCGTTCGTCCTCGTCTGCTTTGATACACGCTTCGATGAATTTGGTGAACATCACGCCAAGGGCTGGCAACGTTTCGTCACCCAACGCCAAGAAGTTTTCACGGGTCGGGGCCAACGTTTTGTTGTCGTCAAGCATGTTGGTTTCCCATGTGACCACACAGGAATCATAATACATGGCGAGACGTTCGGCCGCGAGTTCTTCAACGATGGACGACAAACGAACAGCGCGTTCTTGGTGACGGTCGTTCCATTTGGCCATCTCGTTTCGTTCGAGCTCGGCAGCAACAACCTTGATATTGAACCCTTGCGACAGCTCACCGAACTTTGGGTTGGTCGAACCAGCCGGCAGGTGATTGATGGTGATGGTGCAAGGAACATCGCCTGGCCCGAGGTACTCAGGAAGGGTATGTTTGAACGTTCCGCGAGGAACAGCAGTGGTATTGAGTTTCATTTGTCGATCTCCGTCGGTTGTGTCAGTTTAAGCGGGGGTGCCGACCGACAAGCAACACCCCCACTAAGGTCAAGCCTTTGCAGGCTCTACCAATTCTGGTTTCTTATCAAGGCCGAGGGCTGTTGCATCCTTTGCCGAGATCTTCGCACCTTTCGGGAATGTCTTTTCCTTCCCGTCAATGATGCCTGTGAATTTGTCTGCCGCTTTCATTATGCCACCGCCCGTGTGATTTTGACCACTGAACCCTCTGTGGTGTCGTACTCGGGCAAGATCTCAACATCAACGAAAGCGTCTGGCTGATCCAGCTCAAGGGTACCCGTGCCAAAGTGACAGGTTGGGAACTCCCATGTGTACTTCTTGCCAGCGATTGAACCCATTGTGAACGATACCGCAAACGCAGTATGCGTTGTACGGGATGCATTCATAATATCCCCAGCGGCTGCGTTTTCCACATACAGGCGGGCACGAATGATTGGTTTGAATGCACCGCGAGTAACGCCGCAAAGGTCGTTGGTCTGGATGCGAGGTTGACCTTGACGGGAATCAAAGGCAAGTTCGACTTCGAGTGAGAAGATACACGGCAACACATGCGCGCCAATGGTCAGGGACCCAATCTCGGTACCTGTGGTCATCACGTCTGTTTCTGTCGGGTCAGCATATGTTGCACCAGCGACGGCTGTTGCGGTTACGTCGTCTGCGCCAATGCCCAGAAGATCCATGCTGCGCATAACGTCGGAACGTGCTTGCATGGTGTACGTTGCAGCGATTGCTTCGACGCCGCGGTAACGGTGATAATCGTATGCGCCGCCTTGGCCACGGGGAACGGCGTTCTCGATTGCGAGGGTATGCAGTTCTTTCGCGTCTTTCAGAACGTCGGCTGTCCACGAACCTTGCAAGAGGCTTTCAAGCCACAGGTCATCCACGCCGTAGATCACTGCGCCTTCTCGGGTGCCCGTTACGTCAAGACCTTGGACGCCGTGACCCGAACGCGCGCCACCGACACGTTGGCTTGATTGCTCCGACAGGATCGGAACGGCACGGACGTTGATAAGATCGTCCGACGTTACGAAACCAGGCGTTGCTGGAATTGTTCCTGATACAGTCTCCGCCACGTATGCGGAACGAACACTATTTGATGCTGCGCCAGCCATTTGCTAACTCCTACTTATGTTCGTACCGCCAGAACGGCACATTGAACGTTTTGGTTGACAGCTGGGTACCTTCTATCCCACCTGCAATGTACCCGTGTCGCCCATCAGGGGAGAACCGGATAAACTCTGGAAGTGTTCCATCAACAGCCACGCCCGTCGTCATTATCTGCACATCATGAAACAGATCGCTAAGGATGTCAACAACGTCCCGCCATACTTTGGAACCAATCCCTGCGGTGTAGAACACCTGGATTTGCAAGATGCCCACGTAGAGGTCTCGGTTGATTGTGCGTCCGATTGACACCTGCATAACGTCGCCGTTCTGGATGGTCACGCGAATGTCACCAGACACTGGCTCGGCCTTGTGCGAATCCTCGTGGATCTCACCTGCGTAACCTGCCGCGATCAAGCCTGCCTGCATAAACGTTGCGATTGCCACGCGCTCTTGTTCGTAACTCATCGTCCGTACCTCGCATATACGTTCTCAATGGTTATTGCCATGATGCCTTGCGGGGCCATGCTCGAATATCCATTCTCTAGACGTTGAGCATACGGCTGGTTGTTGTAAAGCACAATAGTCGGGATTGAGGTCATCGAACGCAATGAGTGAATAACCTTGAACCCACGCGCAAACGTGATGCCCATAACACCGCCAAACCCACCTCCAGGATCGCGTGCCTCGGGAACTGTCGAACCAGCTGCGCCCAACGATACACGCCATGATCCCTTGAACTTACCGCTGTCCACAGGTGTACGCGCAAACAGGCCGCGCCATGCGTACTCGAGAACATCAGCAGCCCAGTCGTTGGTCTGTTGTTCAAGAACCTGTAGTTCTTGTTCTAGTTCGAGTTCGAATAACACTGCACCCTTTGGCATTACCGCACCACGAAGTAGGGGATCGTTGCAGTCAACATTGTGTCAGCCACTCGCTCAATGTGGTAATCCACGCCTTTGATCTGCACAGTGTCGTTCTGTTGGGGAAGGATATCGAACCCCTCGCCCATGAAGATCTTGTTGTTGCGCCCGACCACGAAGTCAGGGAACAGATCGGGCAACGGGGAACGCTGACCAAGCCATGCTGTGATCTCGACAACCCGCCCGTTATGCGTGGTCTGTGTCGTCGCATACGTGTCGGTCGTCACGTTATACGCGCCCTGCGCTGTGCGTGTGATAACCGCGTTGTAGATCGCGTCAGTGATTTCTGCTGACACTGCGTCGAACGCTTCTTTCGCGATTTCTGCCGTGGTGACCATTAGCTGCGGCTCACTTGAAAGGAGTTGATCTTGAGATACACGTTAAGCAGATCCATGACGATGGTGTAGTTGCGCATATCCGTTGCGTCGAATGTTGTATCGTCGCTTGTGTCTGCGTAACCGTATTCCGTCTTGACAGGACCGGCAGTGACTACCCGTTTGATAAGGGGACCTGTGCCCGCGGTCATTGCACTGGTGTCAACGAACGGGTCAGCCCCGTTATGGATCGACCATGCAAGCTCAGCCTGCGCATCCTTGAACGCTTGTGGGATATCGGTGTTAGCCACAGTGAAACCATTGTATAGCGCGGTGTCGCCCCATTCCCGAGGAAGCACGGTTGTTTGTGCCGCATTGACAGGTGTTCCCTTGTAACGCAAACGTTGAGACAAAGCACGCTGCGCCTTCCGCAATGTGATTTCGTTCTCTGCTGTTGACGTGGTCACTGTTCGCCCGAGGTCGGAGAGATGTGTGATCCACTCAGCTTCGGTGATCCAGCTGTCTGCACCGGCAACTACTGTTCCATCTTCGATTGTCAATGCCATATCGGTTCCTGATTTAATTGTTACAACGTGATGGGTTATAACGAAACATTCGAGAGGTGAGCAGTGTAGTCTTCCGCCTCCGCAAGAATTGCTCCTGTCAATACTTCGTTGATAACGAGCAGGGAATACGTCTTCCCTTGGCCAAACAATGAGGTGCCCGCACGGCTACCAATATGCAACGAATGATTCCCCATCATACCGCCTTTCAAGTCATCGCTAGTACTTTGGGTCTGCACCCCATCAAGACGCAGTACGTGATAATCCGCTGAAATTTTAACCAACTGTGAATACACATGGGTCTCGCCCACCTCGATCCCTGTTTGTGTAAGCGCAGTGCGAAGTGCATCACCAGACGCAAACAATCTAGCGTTGGAAGCAAGGTTGTCTCGAGGGGCTAACAACGCAAACGTCCCGTGATTAGAGGTGCTGTCCGCTGCGGTGGAAAACTCGTAGACCATCCGCGCAGACGTATCAGTGTCTTTCTGATAACCGGTGATAACCGTCACCTCATCTGATCTAGTGAGGTCAATGCCATCCGCCCGTAAGAACGTAGAAGACCCGTTGGTCTCAAGATGCCAGAATCCGTCTGCATCCTGCTTGAGCAGTGGGCGGCTTCCGTCTGCCCCATCTTGCACAGCCACGTATCCGTTACCAGATTGATCCATCACGGCTCGCACAGGATCGCCATGGGCCGTACAAGGCACCGTTGCTGCTACGTCTTGGAAACAGGTATTCGGATTGAACACAAAAGCAGCGCCACCAACTTGTCCGTTCCGAAAAAGGGATGCAAGGGTGAATGGGGTGTCTTGCTGCGCACGCCACGTTAACCAACGTTGCATCCGCGTCGAATTAGCTGCCGGAAAGCGTCGTGTCCGCGTGAACCCAATGTGGGTAATCCCGTTACGGGTGCTGCGGCGTTTCTTCGACGCTTTCCGAGCCATCTTACTCTGCCTCGTCTGCGACGGGGTTGCAGTATGCGTATGCATCCGCAAAGGTTGCTTCACCGGCGAGCACTGCCTTAGCAGCGTCAACGGTCAGGCCACGAGCGGTCAGGTTGACAATCGCCAATGGTGCTTGTGTGCCCACAGTGACAGCGCCAGATGCTTCGACGCGCTTGGCTTGATCGTCAACTGAACCGTCGGCGTCAAGTGATGCAGCGGCCTTAGCTGCAATTGCAACTTCTTGAGTGGACACTTCTGCAACAGCAGCTTTTGGTGCGGTGTCGTTTGCCCAAGGTTGCGTTACAGCGTTTTCATCAGGGGTGGTATCTTTCTTAGCCATGCTGGCCTCCAATCAAATGAAGGGGGCCGTTAAACCCCCTTGTGTTGTTTAGTCGTTCACTTGGATGAACGCCAGAGGAATGTGCTTGCGATCCCATTGACGGTTCCAGTTGGCACCGTTTGCGAGTTCTGCACGAGTTGCCGACTGACCAGCACGGGAAGCATCGGTCCAATCGAAACCTTGTGGGTGCAGGACAGTTGCACGACGCGAGTGGATGATATCTTGACCACCACCGTTACCGCGTGATGCTTCACGCTCGAGTTCCGAAGGACGCAGGATCGGACCCATCGCTTCACCAAACACACCAGCACCAAACAGGATACAAGTGTATGTGATGCGGTTGGTGCCCATCACAGCAGGCATGGAATCGTCAACGATAACTGTCTTGTTCAGGTACGTTGGAATGACGATCTCGCCGCGAGCGTTCGGGATGAAGTCGATCAAGTTTTGCTTTTTCAAGCGAGTATACAGGACCGAGTGCATTGCGATTGCCGACAACATCCCACCGTGGTCGCCCATGGTTTGCGTTGCATCGAGAACCGTTTCTGCGTTCAAACGTTCGGAGTCCGTAACAGCACCAGCTGCGTCAGTTGCCTTGGTAATCAGCATGTCCGAACCATCGTTGGCAACGTTGTCAGCCAGGATGCCGAGGGATGCAGAGATCAAACGTTGTTCGTCGTTCTGTGCCCAGTATGCACCGATACGTCCGGTGATAGCACCGACAGGGTCTTGCAACGCAAGTTCACGAGCGAGGTCCATGGTCGACCAGGATTTGTGCATCGACGCCATACGGAAGCGCATGGTCTTGCTGTCGATGTTGTCCGGAGTCGATACATCAGCAGGGTTGTCTGTGGTGTAATCAGGCTCAGACGAGGTGTCCAGCGCGTTATATTCGGTCAGTTCGCCGACGTTGCCACCACCTGCGATCTGTTCAGCAATGCGACCGTCCGAGATGACAACACCCGAGGACAAGAACTTGTTCAGTTCCAGCTGGGCTTCTTGTTCGCGACGGGCGAAGGTCAGCGGATTGTAGATATCCGCAAGTTGTACTTGTGCCATGGATGGCTCCTTATGTGTTCAGCATCGCCTTATAGGCTTCTGGATGCGAATTTGCGAAAGCAACTTCTTCTGTTGCTGTCATGTCTGAGAGTTTCTTTGGAACACCGTTCCCGTCGCCCGTCTGGTCAGCACCGCCGCCCGAGGCATTCGATTCTTTGATAATAGCAGAGAACGCTTTGTTGTCAACAAATTCTTGTTTCAACTCGTTGATAGAGAGCGCAGATGGACGACCGTCAATATCGACCACACGAGTGATTGGTGTTTCGCCCGAGGTGTCCACAATGAGGCGCTTGGCAATAAGATCGGTCATGAGGTCGGGGACCGTCGAGATTTCAGCTGCAAGACGCTTTGCTTCGCCGTCAACGAACAACTTGTTGAGCGTCTGAGCATTGGCTTCTTTCATGGTGTTGAACTCGTTTTGCAACGTGTCGTATTTCTTCTTCCACGACTTCTCCAGCGCGTCAATATCACCACTGGCACGAGCAGCCTTGTCTGCTTCGCGTTGCGCTTTTGCAACAGCATCTGCTTCGCGTTGTGCGATCTCGGCCAACTTCGCTTCTGCCTCGTCTGCGCGCTGTTGTGCTGCGGTTTTCTCGCCCTTTAAGGCTTCAAAACCACTGTCCTCGACTTGCAACACGAACGAGTCCCCGTCCGCCTTGTAGAGCCCCTGAATAGCGGCATCGAGGGCATCAAATGCGTCTTTGTTGATTTTGCGTTTAAGCATTGTCGGTTCTCCTTATAGACCGGATTGATTACCACCACCGGTGGCTGGCTGTTGGTTTGCAGCCGTTTGTTCAGCCGCTTTAACGGCCTGTTCCGCGGCCTTCTCGGCTGCGTCCATTTCTTTTTGTTCCTTGGTCGTGATTGGCGGGTTCTCTTTAATGTCCGACAACGCTTCCTCGTTGTCCTGTGTGGCCACGCGAGTACGACGCAACCCAGCCCGCATCTCGGTCCAGCTGATCGCCTCGGCTTGCCATTCTGCAATCAATTGAGCACGCTCGTTTGGTGTCAGTGCCGACAGATCAAAGTCGCTGTTCAGTTCGAACTCAAAGGTTGGTGCATCGGCAGTAAACATGTCCGCCCATTCCAACGCTTGGATGTATGCCTCATTGACGTTCTTCGTTGAACTCGACAGGATCGACACTTCGGATGCCTCGTCTTGTTTGGCCTCCGTTGCTGTGCGACGAATGGTGCGTTCTTCGACCAGCTTGGCACCAAGGGCGACCATCTGATTCTCTTTTTGATCCATTGCCTCTTTAGGCATGGAGTTCATTGCCGCTTGCAACAAACCTGCTTGACCGTCACGGGGCAACGGCAACGCAGCACGAGAACCAAGCTTGATCCCGTCCTTGAAGTACTTGTCTGCCCATTCCTGCGTTAGTCCGGCTGCCCACAGTGTAGGCTGGCCGGCAATGAAACAAGCGTCTTCGTAATCGGCGCTGTTCCGATAGTGTGCAATGTTGATGTTAGTCAGGTCGTACAGCGGGGCGTCGTCAATCGTTGCATCGTTGTTTTCTGGTCCAACAAAGGTGAACGGGATGACTTTGAACGGCTTACCAGTCGCGTCTTTTACGACGGCTTCTGGTTGATGTTCAAACAGATTAGTTTGACCGTTCTCGACCTTCTCGTAATAAACTGCAACGGTGTATTCGTTTTGCTCGTTCAAACGCAACACGCGATAAGCTGTTGCCGTGCGTGCTTCGAACCCATCGTCCTCGATATCCACCATCTCGACCAGCACGACCAACGACAGGGCTGTCTTGGCCCCAACCTTACGGGTGCGCCAGTTAATGATGTTCTCAGGACGGTACGTGCGCAGGATGGGGCGTGCAATGCCTTCGTCCACGTCAAGCTTGGTCACCGGTCCTGTCGTTTTTGGGAAGTCAGCAAGAATGCCAGCACGGCCGAACGCGAGAACCCATTCGAGGGTCTTCTTCGCCTGCTGATTGATTCCAACGCCTTCACCGGATGCATCTTTCATCAACGGTTCGAGCTGTCCCGTAAAATCGATCTTCGAATCCCGTCCGAATACCTGACCAACGAGACCTTTCAAGGTACGCGAGGTAACACCGTAGAACACAGCCCGTCCAATATAGGATTTGTACCGGTTACCGTTGATTCCGTTTTCATCGTCCAGATCGGGCAATGGAAGGTAAGTTGTGTTCTTCGCCTTGACGGCATCTTCGCCACGTAGACAATCGGCAATGCGCGTCCAACGTTCACGGCTCAACGCCACATCAGGACGCACGTAAGACACGTTCCCGCGATCCGTCACCGGAAGCTTGTTTGGCGAGATCACTGGATCAATAAAACCAGGCATTAAGGCATCCTCATACTAAGCGACGTAACGTAACGGTTGTTACTTGCCAATGTTCGATAACGGATCATGTCCCAGACGTGATCCTCTGCTTCGGTGTCAACGTCGTCTAGGTCCTTCTCGTCACGCGGCAGCGTAGGGAGAATGCCTATCGACGCACGACAGTTATCCATAAAGTACAGTCCCGGACCTTCGTTGTCAAGCGATGCTTCTAGGCGGTCGCGCGCTAGCTGCAAACCGTTCTTACGCGATCCCGGCGACTTATCCGAGTGTTCCCACAGGATGCCTTCCTTGCCCATCTTGATCTCAATGGTTTCAACATCAGCTTCGGTCACATTCCGAATCTGGTTATCAGCCGGTCCAGCCAACGGACGAGTTTGAATCCATCCAAGGTCCAGTAGGTTCTGTTCAAATTTACCGATACCCACTGCAATTTTCTTTGCCGATAGTTTGAGTCCTGAGTTACGGCCGATCTCTTCACTGCCGTACCATTCTGCAATTTGAACGAGTGTGCCGCGCGGCGGACACCATGTTGACCCGTCTTGGAGTAGTGCTTCTTCGCCATTCGCTTCTGCCCACCATCCTACTGAGAAGGGGTGTGTCGAACCCCAATCAAATGCTCGATCAATGCGCCAGCTGTTAGGCACAACGAAACGAGGAACTACGTGCGTGTGCTCGCGCCATACGTCGTCAAACGCCCCACCTGCAACGATATCCCAGTCGCCATACAACCAAGCACGGCGTTTGTTCTCGTCGCGGATGTTCTCCAGCTCAAGAACGTACTCAGGGGGCAGGTAACGATTCTCTTTGTATGACCCGAACAATCGAACCCGTGTCTTAGTGATCTCTTCCCGCTTCTGTGTTCGTGGGTTGAACACCTCTTGCGTCTTCTTTTGCATGACGCCGGCAGGGGCAGGGTCTATGAACTCACGTTTAACCCATGTGTGGCCAGGACCATATGGGTTTGTCGTGCTGAATATCATCAACGGGAGATCGGGCAGGGGTTCCCCTGTCGGTGTGTCAAACCCTTGATCGTTTGGTCCGCGTTTGCGCATATCGTTTGCGGGTCGACGGGGCGTGCTTTCCTTTGGTAGGAACGACGTCCGGTTACAGGACATCATTGCTTCGTACAATTCAGGGGTTGGGTACTTCGCAAGCTCGTTCCAACCAATGAAGGGGAATTCCTGCCCGTGGTAGTTCCAGTAATCGGTCGGGCGTTTGACCTGTCGGAACATAAGTTCTTCACCGGTCTCCCAAACCCACTTGTAGTCTGAGTTGGACGATTTGAACACAGCCTTTGGACCTGCGATGGTTGGGAACCACCGTTGCGATTTTGACACAAGGTCATCAAGGTTTTTGTATTCTCGGTCAAAGATCACGCCACGCATAAAACGTCCGTAACCTAATCCGACGTATGAACGGAACTTGAGTAGTTGCGCGTCAGTCTTGCCTGGTCCACGTGAGCCCTCATACAGGATCTCGTTGGCTGGGCAACATATCGCCAACGTTTGCGAACCAGGCAAGGGTTGCCATGCAACACGTGGGGTAATGATCTCTGCGGTATTACTCACGAGCGTTCTTCTTCAATTCTGATTGCATCAACTCAGCCGATTGTTCCCACATTGTGGCGTCCATTACGGGGATCACCATCATGCCGCCTTGTGCAGCTTGGTTAATGTCGATCTTCTTGGGAGGCTCGATGCCCGTCAACTCGCCAATCGCCTTGAGCGCAGCAATACGTGCGGCCTGTTGTGCACCTTGTCCCTTGAATTGGGATTCGCGCAACAACTGCTTGAGAATGAAACGTTTTACCGACTCCGGATTGTTGAAATCGGGCATATCCTGCTCATCAGCGGCAATGATATCCATTACGTCCGGATGATCTTTGGCAATGCGTAGGAACTCGTTGACCGTATCTTTCGGTACACCGACGTCCAACGCAGCCTGCGTTGCGTTACCGATTGTCAAGAACCGGTTCGCATAGTTGCTGTAGATTTCGTCCGTGTCGATCATTACTGTGCCTGTGGTTGTTTTGTAAACGTTAACGGAGGCTCTGCGAGGTTGTCAATATCCAATCAATCAATCCGTTGTGGGTAACCCGCAATGCTTCGTATGCACCTTCTAGGGCATGGGCGTAATCGACTATGTCCGCTGTCTTCTTGAACGGGGGCCGCTCGATCTTTTCGACCCTAACCAAATGTTCTTGTTGTGGCTTTAACGCAACATACTCAGTCCCTGAACAACTGGTTAATATCATCAGGGACGTCCATGTTAAGATAATCGCGCGCTTCATTGGACAGTTCCTCATATGCTTGTTCCAGCTCTTGTGCCCGCTCTTCCAGTTGACGTTGTGCCGTCTTGGATGCGGTCAACAAAATTGCGTCGGCATCACGGGATGCTTGTAACACTTCGACCTGCTGTTTCAGAACAACCTTCGAGCTGCGTTCTGTACTGTATAGAAGGATACTAACCAAAATTCCCAGAATTAGGATCACTCGGATCAGGCGTTGGGGTTTTGAGAGCAGGGTGAGAAGCATGTGGCTTTCCTTGTGTTTCGGGGGCGTCGACTCCTAATTTCTTTTTGACTACTCGTTCTAGGATCAACATACTTGCGGGGGCACCTGCCCAGCCCAACACCCCAGACAAGAATGCCGCCCACGTAGGACCGACACCCATTGCTGAACTTAGGAGGTAAACCATGATGCCCACAAATCCGGCGGCAAATGCTTCGATCAAAGCGCGTTTGATATCCATCTTCCGGCCATCGTCGATACTGCGGAGCATATGCCCCAGAAGTCCTCCGACACCTGCCAAGAGGGAGTACGGCCATCCTTTAATGATTGCAATTAGCTCGGGGTTATCGACAGGCACCTTGGATCTCCGCGTTATCTGTGGGGCACCTTATTGATACGCCCCACAGACACGCGCTGTCAAGCGGTTTTAAAGCAGTTCGAAATGCGGCCCGTCTGTGAATGCACGACGGCCCTGTTTCAGCTTGCGTTCCACGTATGCGCGTTGCGCATCATACGCGCCGAGCAACGGCAGTTGATTAATATTTTGCCAACAGCCGCCCCAGCGGATATCAATGTCCAGTTCTTTCGATGCACGAATGCCTGCGTTAGCGATTTGATAGATCGCACCCCAGCGCCATGTCCATTTGCCATCGACCCACGGAACGAGATCAACAGCGTGGCTCGTACCGTCGTCTTGTGTCTGGTGTTTCGACTTGCGTTCGTACCCGTCGATCTGTGATTGACCGCGACGATAGTGCTTGTTCTGTTCGACCGCGGTGCGCAGCCCATCGAACACGCCGAAGTCAACGCGCGAATAGAACAGGGCGCGTTCTGTCCATTCAACCAGACCTTCGTTGGTGTATTCCATCTCGATGAGAGAGTGCTTACCAAATTTATGATGTTCCATCTTCTTCCTTAGCTTTCATAATCAGGGCCTTTTCAGACCAGTACATGTCCACGGCGTCATTGAAAGAATCAGCCGCGTAACATTTGAAACCGTCATCTACCCGTTCACGAATAGAAACGATTGGTTGCCCCTGAGAATTGATCCCAAGGTTTACAGCTTTGCAATTGAACTCAGTCAGGAGCTCGGTAATCGCATTGCCGGTTTCGAGTTGACGAATAATGCCATCGCAGAACCCGTCAACCCAGTCACCCCCACCGTTTGGGTGGGAGCGCATATATTCGCGCAAGTCGCCAGCAGGCCCGAACAACTTGACGTAATCAATCATCCGAACAACACCACAAGGGTTATCCACACAATGGTCGTGCAAAGGCTGATTGCCAAGCCGATCTTTGCGTTGTGGATATTGTCGTCCAGCCGTTCCAAGTTCATTTGGCGAATCTCTTCCTGAGTCTTGCCTTCGAACTCTTCTGGTTGAACGTAATTCATGCCGTATGGCCCAAAACGATTAATCATGATTCTTCCCGCTTGGCTGCGACAGGCTCGGAACCCTGCCCTTGATACTTCCCAGCATACGGCGTTTCCGACGGCTCGTCAAGCAAATGGAAGACCACTTGCCCGATGGGTTGGCCTGGATACAAAAAAACCGGATCGTCTGTCTGGTTGTAAAGCTCAAGGGTCAAATACCCTTCCCATCCTGGCTCGCCCAGCGTTGCACAAGCATTGATGAACTGACGGGCCAGTGTGGACTTATTGAAATACTGCATCGACACAGCCGGTGGAAGCGTGAACTTCTCTTTAGTAACAGCCAAACAGCCTGTCCGTTTTGGCAGCATCCATACTTTGTTGCCATGGTAATCGTATGCCATTGTCGGTTGTCGTTTGAACGCCGGCAACCCTTGGATTTTGTCCCCCATGTGGACATCGTATCCGGCACATGACAGGCCACCGGACATGCCGGTTTGTTCGTGCACCGTGCGTTCGATGAAGGGCATAATCATGGGCGGTGACAACCGTCTGATTGTTTGCGGTGAAAGCTGGGTCATTTGAGCAGTCCTTCTATGAAACCAGTGATGTATGAGGAAACGAGCAAGGCCACAACGACCAAGATGAGCATGACGACAGGAAACGCCAACATGATAAGGGGAATGGTCAAAGCATGTCCTTCCGGTCGAGGGTGGGCTTGATAACGTTGGCGCGTACCAACACGTAATCGTCAGGGTTCAAACGATGCTTCTTCACAAGGTTCTTCCATTGGAACTCACGTGCGCACCATGCGTACTCTGGAATTGAGGTGTGTCCACATCCACGCAGATGCAGATACATTTGTTTGCCGGGTTGTTCGTATGTATCCTTCCGGATCGCATAGAAACGTCTGAACAGGACGCCGACGCCATTGACTTTAACCATTTTGGGCCTCCATCCATGTGTGATATGCACCGCGCTGTTCCTCGGAAACGTTTTCGAGGTATCCAATGATCTGTTCCCAAGCCTGTTCCCACGTGTAACAAATGCGAACACGATACCCGAAAAACATGGCATGACGTGAGAACTCGACCTGCTTGTCTGACATACCGCCGTTCTTGCGATTCTCGAATCCTGGCTTCTTCATCTCAATGTAAAGGCCAGATGTCGTTGCACCGATAGGGGTGGTAATGCTAACAGGAAGGAAAATGTCTAGTACCCCAGCTCTCGCGCCCTCGGCCTTCATATTGGCCCCTGTCCGCGCAGACCGCATCCCACCATTTGGGATAGCATGCATCCATTTGAGTTCGGGATATTGATTGTAGTGCAACGCCGCTTGACAGAACAAAGCTTTCTGATGCGCCGATTCCGAGCCACTCTTGGCCAACTGTTCAGGTGTCATGACGTCACCCCATTCGGAAAGCAGGTGTAAAATGTGTTGAGTTGATCAAGGGTCAAATTGCCTTGCAAAACGATGTCTTCGACGTAATCATGACGGAAGATCTCGTACCTGAGTTTGCATTCTTCGTGATTGTTGACCACAATGGGGTTCGTTGACGCGCACGGTGACACGTCCGCAGGCAATGGAATGTTGAGGCAGGCTGTGACGATAAGGGTAAACATTACAACGCCCCTCCGTTTACAATCATGCCCAATGCGTGAAGCACGATGGCATACACGATTGCAATTGACCCGTACTGCTCGGCCTTTCGGGCCTTGCGGATAACGTCGATATGGGCGATGAACACCAATACCGCCGTCACATAGGTGATAATTGTTTCGAATGTCATTGTGATGTAACCTTTACAAGTTTGCGTCCATGAGACATGGAACCTTTGAGGGCGTATCCTTGCGAATACAGAAACGGGCGCAAGCGCGTGACATAATGCGACAGGCGTCCACGGTAATTCTCTGGCCGCATATTGCTGTCCGGCCAGAGGTCGTCATAAATGTAAGATGGACCGAACCATTTGTCCTGCCCACGATTGCCAATCGATACAAGCAAGGCACATTTGACTGTCGGCGTCTTATACATTTTCTTTGTGCCACGTTCTGGATCATACTGGTCCAAAAATGCTCGCAACAACTGTCCAGCCAATGCGGTTTCCACAGTGATATGGCTGTAATCGAATGTCTGATGCTTGCGAGGCTCTGGAGCATCTGGACGTCGCGGTCGTGCCTCATAATTCGATTGCGGCAGGATCTCGGCTAGGGTCTTTCCTATAAGGCTCATTATGTGCTCCGGTCGTTACGTTGTGAAATGCGTATACACAATACTATATGCGATCACGCTCTCCCTGTCAACACTTACCTGCATGTATAATCATACAAAATGGATATTCAGTCGCCCATGTGTATTTTGAGACTCCACGCCCACGGCATCCCCCCACCCCCCACCCATAGGGGGGCCTACCAATAAATTGTATCATGTTTGACCCATCACGTCAACACCTAATAGGTTACGAATTTACATCCAACTACGCAACAATCGTTCGTCCTTTATTGTTTACATCACAACGGGCACATGGTATATTGAATACAACGAAACGATACGCACATAGGACACATTATGACACATGATGAAATTCGCGCGATATGCGCAACGCACACGTGCACCATGATTGTGCATCGCAACGCAACCACAATACAGGATGCGCTCGTCTACGCAAGGGACGATGAAAACGTACACGTGTATGTAGGTGAAACGTTCGTCGCCCTGCAATCGAACAAGTACGACGTAGACGAGGCGTTCAATTCAGCTGATATGTTTGCATACTGTGGGAATTTCAACAACGACGCAAACCCCCGCATCGCAACGAATTGTGTTGACGGCATGTACTGCGACTTCATTTAAAACAAGGGGGCTTCGGCCCCCTTTTTCACGTGTACCCACACAACGATCAACGCACAACCACGCTCTGCGTTTACCCAACGCAAACGTGCCACATTGTCGCACGAGATGTAAATTGCACGTAATTTCCATGTAAGACCATGCACAAATTTGAATGTGTACCCTTACGTGGAAAATGCGACCCAACGATATACCCGTAAGGTCTTACATGGAAAATCATGGTGCAAAATGTGCCACCTGTGTGAACCCGGGTTAAAATACCGGCACATTTTCCCTTACGAAATCCTACATGCATTATACATACAATATAAATAGGTATTTTTTTATATTATTGTTATTTATCAAGGGTTTGTGAGGCAATTTTATTTTCCTGTAAGATTTTTTTCAAATTTTCTGTTCGCGCTAAATTTTCTTTGAATTTACATAAAAAATCGGGGGCACATTTAATACAATAACACAAACGCGTGGTTCATTCAATACAATTATACAAAACAAGTACATTTTTAGGCACACTTGACATTACATGGAAAATCAAATCGATTAAACACGTAAGACGGCACATTCGCACAACATCACACAACGTCAAGGGGGCATTGCATTGATCGCCCCCTTTCACAGCATCATTGTGGATACGTCGACCTAACAACGTTACGAACGCGCCTTGACGAGCCCCGAGGCTTTGCGCCAGTATTGATATTGTGTTTTCGCGGTGTTGGGTGACACGCCCTGTTCAATTGCGGCTGCGACGATTTCCCCACGTTTCGCGCCTTGTTTGTGCATCGTGTCGGCAAGTCCCCACACAATCGCAACGGCCCCTTTGATGGTCGATTTGACGCGTGCTTCGTGATTGTACAGGGGGCGCGAATTGTCGGTGAGTGTGACGCGTCCGTCTGGGGTTTCGTCGAAGCGAGGGTTTTCGATGTTTTGACGTTTTGCAGCGGCTTTGGCGCCTTTGAGGTTTGCATATGAATTTTTGTTGATGGTCATTTGTTCGTTCCTTTGATTATCGTTTCAATACATTCAATATAACCTGTACCATTGAGGGGGTCAACACCTAATTTGCAAAAAGGTGAAAAAAATAAAAGCACAAAAAGGTGCAAAAAGGTGTTGACGATGTATCGCACAAATGCTATTGTCATTATAACGAATACGAAAACACAAGGATTGACAACATGACCGAATTGCAAATTATGATGAAAATCATCAAAACGCACCTGAAACATGATGCCGATATTCAAAACGTCAACATGAACACAACAACGGGCATTATGACGTTTGAAATTCACGAATGCTACGTGACCAACGTTATGATCGTTGTGGGCAACGTTGGCTCGATTGTTGAAATCATTGATGGCAATGTAAACACGTACACCTACGTGCTCGAATATTGTGCTGCAATCAACGACACGTATAAGGGGGTATAAACCGTGACTGATGCACAAACCCTGACCGCCATGCTCGCTGTGAACATCAACAACGAACATTTGTACCGTGCCCGTGTTGACGTTGACGACTGCACCGTTGAAATGTCGATCCATGGTTACTATTACATGCATATCAAGCTGACGCTGAACGCTGACGGCTCGATTACCGAAAACATGAACGACGACGATTGCATCGAAACGCACGAAAGCGTTGCCGCATACATCGACCAAATGCAACGCTACTATGCGGGGGAATTGTCATGCTGACCAACGACGAACTTATCCAACACGTTGTCAATACCAAATGTGCATTTTGGTTCGACCTCGCTGCATCGCTCAATTCAACGAAACGTGCTGACCACTACACCGTAACGATAAATGGAACGGTTCACCCGTTCCACGTTCCCACAACGCATGCCCTGTCAGGCCACTTTCAAAAGGAATGTTTCGTATGATTGATGTGAAACCCAATGACATTGTTTTCGCCTATTTTGGCGAGGACAACGGCGACCCTGTAATTGTGCGCGTCCTGTCACGCATCGGTAAATATTACGGGGAACACACCGTTTACGATGTTATCGAATTGATCGGCGATTGTGAAGGGGCCAAATACTCACTGACAACGCATGCCATGCAACGCAAAATTCATTCAATCGAGGTACACTAAAATGACCGAAGTCATCACACGCACAACAATCGAACACCGCTTGGCCACCCTCAACCGCAACCTTGAAAAAGAGGGGCTACCCACATACGCGCTCGACTACAACCGATACTATGGGTACAAACTCGAATATGAGGGCACGCGCAACCACGTTACCAACCGCATGAACAACCGCGAGATGGACGCATACATCAACGGCATGTTGACCGGCGTCTGGGCTATGATGCAACGGGCGACAACATGACACCTTTTCAATTCATGATAATGGCATCGACTGCTGCTTTCATGCTGGCATACACCTTGACAACATTTGATGTGCCTGCTAAGGTGCAATGGGACGAAGACGTCAAGGTCGAGTGGGGGCACCTGAAATGAAACGACGCCACCACTACTCATGCATCAACACCGAGCACGTCGAACGCCCGATCCGTTGGCCCCTGTTAATCGTGGGCATTCTTGTGTGGGTATTGCTCGCACTATTTGGTTGAAAGGTAATACAATGAACGACCCTCATGACCACATAGGCGATGCTTGGTTGTGTCGCCTGCCTGAATTGAACAGTTGCTCCGACTGTGGCGTTTCGTTCAATGACGTGTTGCACGTCGATATGCACGACGCCAAACGTTGTCCGGATTGTGCGCGTGTTGCGCGTGACAATGCGTCGCTGTCTGAATGCTGCGCAAAACCCGTGCATACCGCGCTGTATTCAAAGGTACGCTATTGCACAAATTGTTTGGAGGATGTTAAATGAAACGTTGTAAATTGAGCAATTGCCGTGAACCCGCTGTGCCACATGGTAAACAATACTGCGAGGTACACCTTGCTGAATACAAACGCAAGCAGCGCGAGTACGCTGAACGAATGCGGGCATTGCCAACGTGCTCAACGTATGGGTGCGACAACAAAGTGCCACCCCGCTTGATCGAGCAGGGCATTGATTGTTGCTCCTCATGTGATGAAGAACGCAGCGCGGCCGAACAACAACACACCGAACAACAACAACTTGTGGACAGCATCAATGCAATCGCCACGCTTGACGAAATGAAAGAATGGTTGATCTCCCGCGTTTACGAAGGGAAGCTTGAGTGATCCTCTTTTCGCTTGTGCCGTTGCTCACAATCGTGTATTGTGAATGTAACGAAAGGAAAACAAAATGACCCTGAACGAAAAAATCAAAGCCCTCCTGGACAAAGCAGCGCAATCAGATCATGAGGCCGAAGCGGCCCTGTTCTTGGATAAAGCGCAAGCCTTGATGACCAAGCACCAAATCAGCATGATTGATTTGGACGAGGATGACGAAATTGGCCACATGGTGGGCTTGCGTCAAACAACGTCAGCGCCCAGCTGGAAAAAGCATTTGACCAACGTCCTAGCCAAATATTATGGCTGCAAATGCGTGATAAACTTCGTTGACCGCAAAACGTATGAAGTCGAGGTGTTTGGGCCAGAATCAGCCCGCGTGACATTCGAAGCAATGTTGCCATTCGTGACGGCACAAATTCGCGCTGAGGGACGCAAGGCTGCATCTGATATGGGGCTGAAACCCGAGGCTGCAATCCGACGTGTCGCCAACGCATTCAACCATCGTGTTTCGGCAATGTTGGTTGAACGCGACAAAGCGAAGAACGCCGCACAACACAACGACAAGACGCGCAATGCATTGGTGGCGATGGGCACAGCGTTGGATGCATACGTGCAAGACCGTTACCCAAACCTTGAAAAAGGGCGCAAAACAAGTTCGTCGACCAACAGCACAGCACGGGCTGCTGCAAACAAGGTCAGCCTTGCACGTCAAACGGGCGGGTCAACTGTCAAACGGATCGGGGGGTAATCATGAGCGCCTTGGCAACCGTAACGTTCACAGGTCGGGAAAAACACACCGACCTTGACGTACTCAATTCGGCCCTGATGTGTGGGCACGTCGAAACGCCTTGGCATGTTGTGACATACACAACGGGGCATTCCCTCACGGTGCTCACCGAACATCCACACGAACTACTTGACGAAACAGCAGGCGAGGCATTTGATCCTCGCTGCGTAGAAACGGAGATTAAATATGCCTTTAAAGCTTGAGCGCGTCGAAGCCTACAAAGTCGGGGGACAGGTTCATCCTACCCGCCCACATGCAGCGGCAGCCACATTGGAAGTGTTGTTCGAGGACGTCAACGGCAACTTGGCCGACGCATTGGCCACAAACGCAGAACTGCGTGCCAGTGTCAAGGAAGTGCTGGGGTGGTTGGAATGACTGAGCCTAAGCGGACAAACCGTCATTATCGCATTTCCCTTTGGGATGATGACAAGTTCGAAGGCTCACCAGCAGCTGCGTTTGAGAACGCTGGGTTTTCCTGCGTGCTTTTCCACCCGAGGCCGGTAACAGACGAGTGCCTGTTCTATCACGTATCAGGCCCCGACGAAGTGCCCGATTGGATGCAACCATGTGGTATTCCACAATACATTGAAGCAGAAGTTGAAAGGGCTTTAGCAAAATGACCAAACGTAAATTCACACACCCGAGAGACGCAGAAGAAGGCCACAACTGGCAATCCGACGAGGGGGAAAAGGCGCGTATCTACACGTACGACGCCGGAGGCGCGTACCCAATCCACGGTGCGATTTGGAATGAAAGACAGGAAGAATGGCTTGTTCGGACTTGGGACCCCCTTGGCGCTTGGAGGAAAGGCGAACAGACGCCGTGCGACCTAGTTGACGCCCCGCGCATGGTGAAGGTGGAGGGGTATGTGAACGTGTATGCCGATGGTACATTCTCAGCACCTATATACACCAGAGACCTCGCTGATAAGCTGCAGTCGTCCGATAGGATGTCCTGCATCAAGATCGACATTGATGTACCGGAGGGTAAGTTTGATGACTGATACGAGCAAAGACAAAGAACCGGCTACATTCCTCGGCTGGGGTCCTGGCATCATCAGTGCTGGTGACACCGATTGGCCCGTGGTGGATTGCGCGCCTGAACAGCCCGTCATGCAAGCTGACCTCATTGGCGAGCAGACAGCGTGGCAGCGGATGATTGACCAACTTAAATTAACCGAGGACCGAATCTTTAAAGATGGTGCGCTGAGTTCTCAAGATTGGGGCACCGGCAGTTTTTACCCGAACGATACCGATTGGAAAGCCGCGTGGGAACGCTGTCGAGAACACGGTGAAGGGCTGCAAAAGCGTTTAAACAAAACCATCGCCGAACGGGACGCCCTATCCGCCCGCGTTGTCGAGTTGGAGGCAGAGCTTGAAGATGAACGCGACGAGTTCAGCCGCCACCAAGAGAAATTAAGCACGGAATTTGAGGGGGAATGCTGGGCGGTTCTTCGTTCATTGATTGAGCGCGTCGGATATAAATGGACGTCAGAAGATACAAGCGATGGCATTCAAGCGGATAGGGCGCATGACATTATTCGCGATGCCTTTTCCGAGTTGGAAGCCGCACAGCCTGAGATGGCGGCAGAGGTCAAGCCGCTGGTGTGGGAGCAAATCAGTACATGTGTTTGGCGAGCACCGACACATTTCGGATACTTCGCGGAGGTCAAAAGTCACCGATCAGTGCCTGATAATTTTTATGTGTCCTCTCCTGTAAGTGACGCCGAATATGCAAGAGACGTGCCGTGCCTCTCATCAGCAATGGATTTAGCCCAAGCCGACTACGACGAGCGCATCCAATCCGCCATCACTCTCACCCCCAAGGTCGACGCCATCCGTGATGGCATGGAACTGGCGGCGAAGATTGCCAGCGCCATGGTGCCAGACGACTTGTGTGAAGTGCCCGCCGCTATCCGCAAAGCAATGGAGGACGTGTGATGGCTATTATCTACGGCGTTCCAGACACGCAGGGCGAACCGGAAGGGTCCGGTCAGTGTCGCCGCTACCCGCGCCAAGATGGAGGAAATCAAATGATCGGCCCCAACAACTGAAAACCAACTCATGACGCGGGTTCGCTCGCGTCACACACAATATCTTGTGGGTATCCACTTTTGTGCGATTGCACGTTGACAACAACACGAGCATAACGTATGCTCATACAACAAACGGGAAAGGCCAAATTCAATGCAAGTTTACATGCCACCATTCGAAGCAGTACGCGCCTGCGTATGCGCGCTGAAACTACAGGGCGTCACCTCACTGATGATTTACGACGCCTGTGGCGCGAACCCCAACTGGCTTGCATCAATGCGGTCAGGGCGTTTGAAAGATCCTGGTTACGAACAAACGCGGCCCATCATTGAATGGCTGGCCACAGAACACACCGCGCTGTTCATGGAACAAATTAACAACCTCGAATCCGGAATTTAAATGCTACCAAGTTACGTGCCCGACGACTTGGCACGTCTGCCTCAGTGGGTGTTCTGGCGTTATGACTTGAACGAGCGAGGCGGGCTGACCAAAGTCCCGTATCAAATCGACGCGTGGCATATGGGTGCCCGTTCGACCGACGCCGACACATGGAGCACGCTTGACAACGCATACCGCGACTTTGGTCAAGCGAACGTTGCAGGAATCGGCTTTGTTTTTCAAAAAGGTGGCAACATCTTCGGCATTGACGTTGACGACCTGGACAAGGTCGCGCCCGAGGATCGAGAAGCTGCCGAGCAACTGAGAGTTATGATCCATGAAGCATTTCCCACATACTGCGAGCGGTCGCCTAGTGGCAAGGGCGTCCATTATATCGGACGCGGAGCGATTCCGGAGACTATCGGAGCAATTAAGGATTCTAAGTACGGGATCGAAATCTACGACCACGATAGATTCTTTACCTTTACAGGGGACACGTACCCTAACCGAGATCGACTACTCGATTGCGGAACACCGCTACTTGAGCTATGCCAGACAATGCGGGGCGCGGCAAGCGCAACGCAAAGCGCGCGAGTACATGACGATGTACGGGATGAGCGAACAACGGATCAGATCATATCCGACATACGTTCATGGACAAACGGTGCCGAGTTCTCCTTTCTCATGGACAACAACCTTCCGACTGTCCTATCCCGTTTCAAGCAGGATCATTCCGCGGCAGACCTTGCCCTTTGTAACTTCATTGCAAGCGGTACGAAAGACACAGCGAAAGCCATTGAGATCTTCAGTCGCTCATCCCTATGGCGTGCCGGCGGCAAAGGTGGATACAAGCCTGAAAACAAATACATTGACGACTACCTCATTGGCAAAAACATGGCCAAGGTTTGGGGGGAAAATGTCGTCAAGGAACAACAGCGAGCAGTTGCAGCCGAAGAGGGCAAGGCAATCGCGCAAGGTATGGTCTCCCAAGCACGAATAGAACATGCCAATTCTGCACAGATGGGATCGGCCCTTGCACGTATGCATAAGGTTGATCTCCCACACCTTGACATTGACGACAAGTCATGTCCATTCCCGCCTGGCGTGGCTGGCATGTATATCAAGGCAATTCATGACGCGTGTGCAACGCCCGTGCCAGAGTTTGCGCTCAGTGTGGGCATGGCGTTTGCATCGGGGCTGCTCGGGCGTGCATATCGTTTTGGTAACGAAGGCATCAACACGTTCTGGATCGTTGCAGCGAAGTCAGCCACGGGCAAGACACAAAGCCTGAAAGCGTTGAAACGTTTGCTTGGTGGCGTGACCGACGCGCACGGGCTTAAAGATCGAATGTATTCCGTGTCTGGTAAGACAGTACAGGGGATGCAGACGTACTTCGAGAAATACCCAGCAGGCAGTTGGATCACCGATGAGTGCGGTGCGCAAGTACGTGCATTGACATCCCCGCAAGCGCAAGGGGATCACGAACTAAAGGATGCTATCAACGCCTTGTATGACGCAGCAGTTCCAGGCGAGACATGGTCCCCGCCGGCGTCGCGAGCATCACAACGCGAAGATAAAAGCATCACTTGTTTGTCGGTGGGCATTGGCTGGTTCACCACACGAGAGAAGGTGTATAGCGCGCTTGGCGACGCTGAGGTTGCAGACGGTTTCTTGTCACGTTTCATTCCGGTCCTGTATGAGGGCTCGATGGGCGAAGACAATTTTGATCCTGTGTTGAAGTTCCCTGACAAGGTGTCAAAGACATTCTCCGTTATCAACAGCGTTGTGGTTGAGAACGATGTCCACATGCCCGTTGATGGTATTGGCAACGTGTCAAAGATGGTGCAGGTGCGCATTGCTGAACGTGCCAAACAAATGTTGACCGAGTTCGGGGCAGCAGCACGAACGGTCACACGACGCGCACAGAGCGACGCTGACGACCTGCCAGAAATGTTCGTGGCGATGGGGCGTGTGTCCATGACAGCGCAACGATTGGCGGCTGTATGCGCTGTGCTCGACAATCCGACGCAGCCAATGGTGAGCGAACAACACGTCAAGTGGGCTATTCAGCTGGTCGGTTCGCGTATGTTGAACATTCTCGATCTCATGCAGACTGGCGTTGTGGGTACATCCGAAAGCAAGTCGGTAGAAGTCGTGGTGCGCACGATAACACGCGAGCTAAAGCGGAAACAAGACCCGAATGGTGTTCGCAAGTCATACGTCGTCAACCTGTTGCGTGGATTGTTGCCATTCAAGGAATCGAAAATTGGCGGGTATGCAGCGACTAGGCAGGTGCTTAAATTCATGGTTGAAGACGGCATGCTCGCGCTTCATACGCCACCGACTGAGGGCAAAGGGCGACCCACCGAATATTATTTACCAACAAACGATCCTATATGGCGTTGACGCCGAGGCGCAATTCCCGTATTGTGATTATATCGACAACAAACAAACGAAAGTTTTCAAAATGCTGAACATGGACAAATTGACCGAATGGCACGGAATCATATCCAAGCTTGACGTGCTCAAGTCGCGTGAACTCGAACTGCGCAAGGAATTGTTTGCAGCGGCGTTCCCGACCCCGACTGAGGGTTCAAAGGAAAACAAAATGCCGTTGAGCAATGGCTGGATCTTGCAAGGCGATCATAAAATCAATCGCACCGTGGACCAAGCCGTCGTGACCACATTGATGTCCGATCCTGAAACACGCGACATTGTGCAACCCGTGTTCCCAGCCAAGTATTCGCTTTCAGCGGCGAAATGGAAAACCCTGAGCGACAACGAATTGAAAATGGTTGCAGATGCCGTTGTTGAAAAACCTGGCACGCCGATGCTCAAAATCGTGCTCCCAAAGCGGGGGGCATGATATGTCGGATTTCATTTCACAATTGAACGTGGAACATTACCGCGAACAACTGAACCGCGAATACCATCGTACATACGACCGACGTGTAGCCCTCGGTAGCGTGCCAATCGACGTCTTAAAACAATTGGGACGAGCGGTAGGGAGTCCATGGGAAGACAAAACGTTTACCCGTAACTGGGAATATGCAGTTACGTGCCATGGGTACCAACAACCTTCCGATATCTACGTCGCTGGGTCGCCGTTCGAAACCAAACAACCTGAAACTTTGAAACCACAAAAGAAAGCCGCTTCTATGAAATCTCAAACCGAACTCCGTAACACCGCCGCAATGTTGTCTGAAGACATTGTAACCGTGACCGCAACCATACACGAGGCAGAACGTCCACATACATTCCTGTGTCCCCGTGATCTTGCGCAACACCTGTCCGCACATGACCTCGTTGTGGCGCAGGTCCGTGACGGACACAAAATCGTTACCGTGGACGAGGTGCACGACGAATGCCTGCTCAACGATCCATCCAACGTCCAGTACAAATGGATCTTGCAGAAGGTGGACACCAACGTCGAGCATCAGCTTAACGAATGGTTGGACGGTGCAGCTAAGGCGCTTTACGATCTCGAACGCAAAGCAGCGCGCAAGAAAATGCTCGAAGATTTTGGCCTGCCTGACTACGAGCCTGCCCCGCTTTCGATCCTGAACAACGCAACCGACGTTGACGACGCCGAGGTGATCGAGTAATGCCCACCTTCATCGAAGTTCCAACCACAGATCGGGACGGGCAACACAACGTTGAGTTCGTCAACATTGAGGGCATTAGCCGCCTGAAAACGATCAACGGGAAGACGGTGATAGTCATGCGTGACGCCAACAACTATGACATTTGGTCGACCGCAAGCGTCATGGTCATCCGGCAAGCAATCATTGATTCTGGGGCGAGCATCATCGCCCTAGATAAGGCCCCGCCCCGCCCAACACCAAAGCGTCAACGCAAACATCAACACCCGCCGGCAACAAAATCAACGATTCCCGGCCGTAATCGCGGGGCTGAATACGACCAGCCTGTTTTCGAAAAAGACGACGAAATCCCGTTCTAGGAGAACCGCCATGAACAACGACCCGTCACAAGGGCAAGTGGTGCCCACACAAGGCACGATGTCCTCAGCTGAACACACGGCTTTCATGTTGCGCGTTCTGATGTATCTCGTGGCCAAGGAGGATCAACAGATCCTTGAAGTCGATCTTAACGACGTGTTGGCTGCGACCAAGGACAAAGAAATGGAAGTCGCAATCGACCGCGAGTACTTTGCGCTGCGTTTGATTGATCGCCCCGTCGAAACCAAATCGAAATTGATTATGCCAAGCACGCAGAAAGGTTTGATCTAATGCTTGACCCGTTCAAACTCATTGACGGCGATACCGTCATTCTTCGTTCCAAGGGTGTGTTCACTGTCAACGACGTGTATGTCCGCCAAAACGAATTGTTTGCCAAACGTGGCTCGGGATTCATCCGGCTGAAAGGCAACAACGCAACATCCGTTCCTGGCGTCATGTGGGAACAGATCGAAACGGCGCATAGCGTCAACACCCTTAACAATTTGACTCTCTGAAAGGGGGCATGATGCAATTGCGCAACACACGAGGTATTGGCGTTGAGAACGGCGTCAAAATGCTTGTCTATGGCAAGGCTGGGCGAGGCAAAACAACGTTGTGCGCAACGTGCCCGAACCCTGTTATCTTCTCAGCGGAAGGCGGTTTGTTGTCGTTGAACGGTTACGATCTCCCCTTTGTGGAAATCAAGAACATTAACGACTTGACCGACGCCTTCAACTGGGCACAAGATTCAGCCGAGGCTGGACAATTCGAAACGTTGTGCATTGATTCCCTGTCCGAGATCGGGGAAGTGGTGTTGAGCAACGCAAAGAACACCAAAGGGGCCAACGGCAAGCTCATTGACCCGCGTCAAGCATACGGCGCGTTGATTGAGCAAATGACCGCAGCAATTCGCGCGTTCCGTGACCTGCCCCGCTTCCACGTTTACATGGCTGCTAAACAAGAATTGACCAAGGACGAGGCAACGGGCGTCACGCTCAACGGCCCTGCTATGCCTGGCGCAAAACTTGCACAACAGCTTCCCTATTTCTTTGACGAAGTGTTCCAATTGGACATCGCCAAAGATCCCACCACGCAGACCGACTACAGGTTCTTGCGTACCCAACCAGACTTTCAAAACGATGCAAAAGATCGTTCCGGAAAGCTGGACGCAATCGAGGCTCCGGACCTCGGTAACATCATTCGCAAAATCAACGCAGCATAAGGATATCCACAATGGTTGCACTAAACTTCGATGCGACAAAACATGAGCCATCTTCTGGGTTCAAGGTCTATGAATCTGGCCAATATGACATGGCGATCAACGGTTCCGAACTGAAAGCGACAAACGCAAAAACAGGGCATTACCTGCAACTGAACATGCGTATCCTGTCGGGCGAGCACGCCAACGGGCCTTTCACTGTTCGTTTGAACATTGACAACCCGAACGCCACCGCGGTCGAGATCGCCAACGCCGAGCTGTCGGCCATCGCACGGGTGACCGGCGTGACACAGATCCAAGATTCGCAACAGTTGCACGGAATACCGTTCAAGATGAACTTGGTCAAAAAGCCACGCCAAGACGATCCAAGCAAATCCGAAAACACTGTTTCCGAATACCTGACCGCAGCTGGCGTTCCTGCTGCTGACGTTCCGTTGGGTGGCGGGGCTCCTGCACCTGCTGCACCTCCTGCACCTGCTGCACCGGCCCCTGCCCCTGCCCCTGCCCCAGCGGCACCCGTTGCTGCACCCGTTGCTGCC